GCCTGCCATTACCGCAGGCCAATTCATTTTTAAGGTTGATACAGCCCAGAACGTTACGGCAGTTTATGATATCAACAGCCTCACCACATCTGCACCGGAAAAGGGTGCCCAGTTTAAGAAAAACCGGGCAATCCGCACCATTGACGGTATAAACAATGATATTGTTGAGATATTCGAATCCAATTACAAAGGCAAGCTCAACAATAATGCCGATGGCAGATCCTTGCTGAGGGCAAGCCTTATTGAATACTTCAATGAGCTGCAGAGGTTGCAGGCGATCCAGAACTTTACGCCTGAAGATGTGACCGTAGAAGCCGGATCAGATACTGACGCTGTAGTTATAAACTGCTATATACAGCTTGTTGATTCGGCTGAGAAGTTTTATATTACAGTAAACCTGTCATAAGGAAGGAGGAATAAAACGTGGCAGATAATTATATTAGGTTATCCGATACCATTTCTTCTCATGAGGGCAAAGCCTATATTACAATAAATGGAGTCAATAGGGAGTTGTTTGAGGTATCCGCCCTGTCCGCGCAGATTGATATGATAGTGCAGGAGAAAAGAATGCTTGGGCATAGGATGGCACAGCATAAGGTGGTAGGTGCATCGGGAACCGGAAGCCTGACGATGTACTTTATGAACAGTGAAATGCTCAAGCAGGCAATACAGTACATCAGAACCGGCAACTACAGGGGATTAAAGCTGCAGGTCAAGAATGAGGACCCGCAGTCCACAGTAGGAAAGCAGGAGGTAGTACTGTTAAATGTAATTTTGAACAGTATACCTGCTGCAATCCTTGATGATGGTTCGGATGATCCGATAACCTTCGATACGGATTTCACCTTTGATGACATTGAAAGTCTTCATTCTTTTAAATTGCCAGAGAATTACAGATAAGGGGTAGGTATAAACCTACTCCTTTTCTAATTTTAAATTATGGAGGGATAGTATGAGTTCGTTAAAAGCATTTTTGAATCCAATTAAAGTGGAAAATAAGGAAGTGATTGTGTCCAACAGATTTCAGGAGGATGGAAAGCCCGTCCCCTTTGTGATAAGGCCAATCACTCAAAAAGAAAATGAAGAATTGATAAGGAAATACACAAAAAAGGATAAGAAAGGCCAGGAAACGTTTAACCGCACCGAATATATTCATGCATTAACGGCAAGTGCTGTTGTATTTCCGGATCTCAAGAACGCAGAGCTCCAAAAAAGCTATGGAGTTTTGGGAGAGGCAGAGCTGCTAAAGACAATGCTCTATGTAGGGGAGTTTGCTGAGCTGGCAAAGGAGGTCCAGGCGTTGAGCGGCCTCGATGTGGATATTAACGAGGATATTGAAGAAGTAAAAAACGAATAAAGCAAGGTGATGCCGAGTTCAATCTGGCTCACTTTGCTTTGCAGAAGCTTCATATCCTGCCGTCTGCCCTGGTGGATATGAGTGAAAAGGAAAGGGCCTTTATTTATGCCAGCATACAGTTAAGGATAGAAGATGAAAAGAGGGAAAAAAGCAAGATTAATAAAGCTAGGGCAAAAGGGGGGAGGAGAAGATAATGGTCACTCTTAAAGCTATGCTCCTTCAAATAGAAGGTTGGAATGAGGCTATTGAAATTTTTAACAGAAAAATAGAGGTGACAGCACAAAAAATGCTGAAGGCGAGCGGGGAGGCAGATCAGCTTGACGACAAGCTGAAATCTGCCGGAGCCAGCGCCGGCATAATAAGTAAGGCTTTGGACAGTTTGAAAAATCCCTCTTTTATAATAGACAAAGTGGTTGAGGGGATGAAAATAATGGATCAATTCACCAATGCTGCCACCAAGCTGAAGTATATCAATAGCGACCTTAAAACACAGGCAGAGCTTCAGGATAAGGTTTTTGCCGCCGCTAACAGGTCCCGATCTGCCTACTCTGATATGGTCGATGTTATAGCCAAATTGAAGCCTATAACAGAGAAGCAATTTTCATCCAATGATGAGTTGATTGCCTTTGCCGAATTAGTGCAGAAAGGCTTCAGGATAAGTGGCGCAGGCACAGAAGAGCAATCATCCGCCATGTCACAGCTAATCAATTCTATGGCAGCAGGAGGATTGCAGGGTGGTGAATTTGAGTCCATCATGAAAGACGCCCCTGTGATTGCAGATGCGATAGCAGAGTATACCGGAAAGAGTAAGGATGAACTTAAAAAGCTATCGGCAGAAGGTTTGATTACTGCTGATATAATTAAAAATGCAATATTTTATTCGGCAGATGATATCAACTCCAGATTTGATGCCATGAGCTCCGAGGCTGAATTAATACCTATGACCTTCGCTGATGTATGGAACAGGGTGAAAAATTCTGCGCTACAGGCGTTTAGCGGTGTAATGGAGAGCATTAGTAAGCTCATAAACAATAAAGCCTTTACTTCGTTACTGGGCATGGTTACCGGTGCATTGAATGTTATTGTCTTCCCATTGGATAAAATTTTAAAAGCGATATCCTATATTGGAGACGTAATCTCCTATCTATGGCCAATTATTGAACCAATACTTACTGCTGTAGGATCTGCACTGCTATTTTGGACTACCACACAAATTCCTCTGCTTACTTCCAAGATATCACTGATGGTTATGGAGCTATGGTCGGCGGTTCGGCCAATATTGGCGCAGGCAGCAGCCTGGGCTATGGCTAACATGCCTATTTTATTATTAGGAGCGATGATCGGTCTACTTATTTATGCAATTTTAAAATACGGGGATTGTGTCATCGAGGTGGTTGGCGTAATCGGCGGGGTAATTGGAGGTATCGTAGCAGTTTTGCTTAATGTTGGTCGGACTATTGTTAATATTCTTATCAGCCTTGCAGAATTCATAAAAAATGTTTTCAAAAATCCCGTATATAGCATAAACAGGCTATTTGTTAATTTGGCAATTAGCATACTGGATCTTATTCAGTCTATTGCTAAGGCTATTGATAAAGTTTTCGGAACAAGTTTGGCCGACGGGCTACAAAGTTTTAAAAACTTTTTGAATAACCAGTTGAGTATATGGGTGGGTCCGAAGCCGGAGGATTACACGGAAGAAGAAAAACACAATATGTTGGATATCGTTGATACTGTAAATTTTGGTTACGACATAGGTAAAAAAGCAGGTACGACCAGTGTTCAGGAGTTATCTGGTCAATTAAGAAGCTTGTTTTCTCATGACGGCTCCATAAGTATACCTCATTATGACACTTTTGATGGATTCGAAACTCCAATGGACCCATTGACAGTTGCAAATTTTGATTACAACATGGACACCATAAGCATGCCTAATTATGATCCTTTTAAAGGTTTCGGAACTCCGATGGACCCATTGATAGTTGAAGGCGTCGGCCCGGGAGGTAAAGTTGAAGTTGATATGTCGGATGAGGACCTGAAATACCTGAGAGACATTGCTGAAAGGGATTACATTAACAAATTCAGCACGGCCACATTGGCTCCCAGCATTTCCGTGAGTTTTGGAGATGTGCATGAAACGGCAGATGCCGACAAGCTGGCAGGCAGAATACAAAAGATATTGGCAGAGGAGATTGCTATGGCTGCAGAGGGGGTTTATGCTTAATGTATGCTATATTTTTTGACAAGGACAACATAACATACAGGTTGCCCGTGAATCCTGAGCAGATAGAGATAACTTCCACCCAGGCTATTGAAAGGTATGATATATTAAAATCAGGACAGGTAGCAATACCAACACATATGGAACTGAAAGAATATAGCTTTGAGTGTGAGCTGCCCCATACTGTTACGCATTATACGGAAACCTCCAGAGGCTTCAAGGATGCGGATTACTACCTTCGGTTGTTTGAACAGTGGAGAAAAAACCTTGAGCCGGTAAGGTTTATTGCCTGCAACGGAATGGGTGATGATATCAACTCTCTGGTGCTGATAGAAGACCTCAGAATAACTGAAAAAGCTGGGGAAGAAGGCGATAAATATGTAAGCTTTAGCCTGCTGGAATACGTAGATTTGGAAAAGCAGATAATCCCAAAACCAGCCGATCAGTTACTGCCTGGAGTTATAAAGGAAGAGCCCCCAAAGGGCGGCAATCCCAAACATAACGGAACTTATACGGTTGTAAGAGGTGATAGCCTGTGGGCTATTGCAAAGAAATTTTACGGTGATGGGTCCCTGTACACAAAAATTGTGGAAGCCAACAGGGACAAAATAAAAAATCCCTCTTTGATCTATCCCGGACAGAAGCTGGTGATCCCCGAATGAGTATGGAGTTCCTCGTTAAAGTAGATAACAATGTATATGAAATAAGCGGGCTTGTTACATCCATATCATATTCAGACAGGCTGAATGACGGATGCAGCAAGCTCGAATTTTCATATGTTGGTGATATCCTGAAAGTTAAAAATGGGAGTGTCATAAGTTTTAAATATGATAATGTCGGCATCTTTTATGGATATGTATTCAAGCATGGACAAAATAAGAGAAAGGAGATCACTGTCACTGCGTATGACCAGCTGAGATACTGCAAGGCAAAGGATACCATTGTGGTCAGGGGTGATTCGGTAACCAGCCTTGTGAAAAAGATGTGCAATTATTTTGGACTCAAAACAGGGGCACTTGCCAATACAGGTTATGCGCTTGCCACAAGTATTCAAGATGACAAGACCTGGCTTGACATTATATATTCCGGAATAGATGACACTCTTACCAATACCGGCAGATGGTATTCATTGAGGGATGAGTTTGGCAGCATAGCGCTGCGGGATCTGGTGGATCTGCAGCTTAACCTTGTGCTGGGAGATGAAAGCCTTGTTTATGACTATAAGTATGACAAGTCCATTGATGATGAGTTTTATAATCAAATCAAGATAGTGAGCGATAATGAGTCTACGGGGAAAAGGGATGTTTACATTACAAAAGACAGTGGTTCAATAGCCAAATATGGCCTGCTGCAGTATTTTGAGGTGCTTAATAAAAATGCGAATCCCTCCCAGGCGAAGTCAAAGGCGGATATGCTTCTAAAGCTGTATAACAGGGAGGTTGAGACAATAAGCCTGGACTGCCTGGGGGATACAAGTGTACGGGCCGGGTCCAGTTTTTATGGGCGGATTGGTGATATAGAACTCAACAGAAGATTGATTGTCCGTTCAGTCACGCATAAATTCCTGCCGGTTCATACGATGTCTCTGGAGGTGGCAATATGATAAATGAAATTAAAACTATAGTGCAGAACTACCTGAACAACGCTAAGCTGTGCAGCATTATGCTGGGAACGGTAACCGATGATGGGATTAAGGTCAGCGATAAGCTGGTCATTCCTAAGGAACTTGTTGTCGGAAATTTAAAAAACTCTGTTCTCGTTGGACAGAAGGTCAGGCTTTTGAGGAATCACGGAGGACAGCAGTTCTATATTTTGGAGGTGGTGGCTGAATGATACCTCAGGGTTTTATTGATTTTGACCTGATAGCTGCCAAGACTGCAGGAACCACCAGAACTTATAAACTATCGGGCAATAGGATACAGGGTTTTGCAGACGGGCTGGAAGCTTTAGAACAAGCTATATATAAGGTGCTCAATACTGAGAAATATGAGTATCCGATATATAGCTTTTCTTATGGCATTGAGATGGAAAACCTTATAGGAAAGGACCCTCTGTATGTCCAGGTGGAACTAAAAAGAAGGATCCGTGAGTGCCTTTTTAAGGATGAACGAATACAGGGAGTTGACAATTTTAAGTTTGAAACTTCCGGGGACCATCTGCTTTGTGTTTTTGACGTAATAAGTACCTATGGAAAAATCACAGTGACGAAGGGGGTGGAAATCTGATGTTTGAAGATATGACTTATGAAAACATACTGAAGGATATGTTGAGCCGGGTGACATCCGATGTGGACAAAAGAGAAGGCTCGGTCATTTTTGATGCACTGGCCCCATGTGCCTATAAATTAGCGGAAACTTATTTTAAGCTGAACAACTTTATTGATCTGGTAAGCGGTGATACTGCTGTGGGTGAATATCTGGACCGTGTTGTGGCGGACTATGGGATAAAAAGAAAGGCTGCCACCTATGCAGTAAGAAAGGTTGAAACTACAGCGCCAGTTGACATCGGCACGAGATGGGGACTGAAGGACACAACATATGTTATCACAGAGAAAATGTCGGATACTGAATACAAGGCGAAGTGCGAGCAGTTGGGTTCCATCGGAAATCAATATTCCGGCCTTCTGGATAACATTGACAATGTGCCTGATGTGGCTGCAGCCCTGACAGACATAATCATTTCCGGTGAGGATGAGGAAACTGACGATAGCCTAAGAGCAAGATTCTATAACCAGATCCGTACCCCAAGCACTTCCGGAAATGCAGACCATTACAGAAAGTGGGCTATGGAAGTTGCCGGATGTGGAGATGCGAAAGTGCTTCCTCTCTGGAATGGAAACGGAACCGTCAAGGTGTTGGTGGTTGACGAAAATATGGCGGTAGATGAGGCTTTGCCGGCTGCCGTGGCAGCACATATCGAGACAGTACGTCCGATAGGGGCAGCAGTAACAGTGGAAAGCCCGCAGGAAAAGGTCATATCCATATCGGCAGGTGTTGTTCTCGATGGTTCCAAGACACTGAATGATGTTTACACCAGCTTTTCTAAAGCATTCTCAGAGTATCTTAAGGATATTGTTTTTAAGAACTATAGCATAAGTTACGCACGCATAGGGAGCCTTTTGTTATCTACGGTCGGTGTATCAGATTATGTAAATCTGCTTGTGAACGGTGGTGCTGCGAATATAACAATTGGCGAAACTGAGGTGCCCGTAGCCGGAACAATTGCCTTGACGGAGGTGGTATAGCATGAATCTGATGGATCTGCTGCCTGACTATTATAAAGGCAATCTTACGATGGAAGAGCTGCAGGATATTTTAAACGCAGATATGGACAATCTGGCAACGGCCTTTGATAAGACGATAAACCAGTGCTTTGTGAACACTGCCACCGATCTATTGAGCCGGTATGAAAAGATTTTCGGGCTTCAAGTTGATGTCAGCAAGTCCGATGAATTCCGACGTGAACGCATCCGGGCAAAGATTAGGGGTACCGGAACGGTAACAAAGCAGATGATTAAGGATGTGGCAAGCTCTTATTCCAATGGGGAAGTGGAGGTAATAGAAGACCCTTCTAATTACAGCTTTAAAATAAAGTTTATTGGTACAAAGGGAATTCCTGCGAATATGACCGACCTGACATTGACCATTCAGGAAATCAAACCAGCTCACTTAGCTTTTGAATTTGAATTTACTTATAATACCTGGAAGGATGTTGAGGGTATGACCTGGAGTGAGGCAAGTATTTATACATGGAATGAATTAAGAGTGAGGTGATTATATGGCTGAATATACAAATAATTATAATTTGGAGAAGCAGCAAGCGAATGAATATATCAGCATCGAGGGAATAAATGATAACTTTGATATAATTGATGCTCAAATGAAAAGCAATGAGGAAGCAGCTTCTAAGGCGCATACAGACCTCAATGAGCACATGAAAGACAATATGAAGCATATAGTCTACGCTGTAGCAAGCGGTACAAATACTTATACGGCTGCAATCAATGGTATTACATCGCTTGTTGAAGGGATGAGCATTAAAATCAAGTTCCCCAATGCAAACACAGGAGCAAGTACCCTTAATATTAACGGTCTGGGAGCAAAAGAAATACGTAAGAGCAATGGAAATGCTTTGTCCAGTGGAAACATAAAAGCAGGACAGATATGCCATCTGGTTTACACTGGTTCGGTTTTTCAGTTATTGGGTGAAGGGGGTGAGTATGGAACAGCCACACCCGATAAGGTATTAGCTGGTTATACTATAGGGACAGAAAGTGGAGTTGTAGAAGGTACGATGCCCAATAATGGACCTGCTGCAGCAGATACAATCAACCTTACGAACCAAAATCAGGAGTATACTATTGCACAAGGGTATCATTCCGGATTGCGCAAAATAAAGGCTGCAATTAGTGGATTGGCAGCAAATGTAATAAAAGCTGGCACCACGGTGGGTGGTATAGCGGGTACATTTACATCAGATGCGAATGCAGCAGCAGGTCATATATTGTCTGGAATGACAGCGTATGTTAATGGAAACAAGATTACAGGCAGTATTCCAAGCAAAGGTGCGGCAACATATACACCGGGAACAACCAATCAGACTATTGCAGCAGGGCAATATCTTTCCGGTGCTCAAACCATTAAAGGGGATACTAATTTAATTGCAAGTAATATAAAAAGTGGAGTACAAATATTTGGTGTTACAGGCACACATGTAGTTACATTTGCTCCCGGAAATCAAGTAACAGCTAGACATACTTATGACGATGGCACTTGGTATACTACGCCTATAAAAGTTGCTCAATTTAAAATACCAGTAGCAGGAACTTATAGGGTATCATTTAATTTAGGCGCTGGAACTAATGGATACAATGCTTATGGTAGAATATACAAAAATGGTGCAGCATATGGAACATTAAGGATAGTAACTACATATACAAAAGTTACATTTACAGAAGATTTAACTTTTAATGCCGGAGATACTTGTGAATTATGGATATATACATCAAATAGTGTTGTTTATGCTTATGCAAATGAATTTATGTTATTAACTGGTATAGCAACCCCTTATATACTTGATGTAACCTAGTATGTAAAAGGAGAGAAGGTTATATGTTAATTAAAAAACAATATTTTACTAAAGAAGAAAGAGAACAGATATTAAATGAATACAATCAATACAGATTAAAAGAAGAACAAAACATTATCGATGGAAATTTTCTTATCTTTACAAGATTATTGCCAAACAAAGATTTCATATTAGCTGATGGAAAAGATACAGTGACTTTTAGAGTTATTACAGATGAACCAAGTATAGATTTTATTGTAAATAATGAAGAACCAGTTACAGTAAATACAGAGAATAATTACGCTACTTTTATATTTACAACTACCACATTAGGGAAAATAACTATAACAGCACAAAGCAATTTATATGGAAGTGATTCATTTACCATAGATGCCGTAAATGAAGATTCAGAAATTTACAAAGCAAGAATTGCCCAAAACTTATCTAATGAAATCTATAAAACAAGAATGGAATAAAAATAAATAATAGCAGAAAAATGTGATCATGAATATCTAGCATTAACTAAAGATAAAAAACGAAATTTTAGAGAGCTTGCTTAAAAGCAGGTCCTTTTAATTTATAAGAAAGTAGGTGCCATATGGGAGAAGGTGAACATAAGTGCATTATGGAAGAAAGAGTGAGAGCATTGGAGACAGGCCAAGCTGAAACACGGATCTATGTCAAAGAAATAAGGGAAGACATACAGGAAATCAAGACCGACATAAAAAAGGCGGCACAGCAAAATAATGAAAGCTCATGGCAGCCTATTGTTGTTAAGCTCATCGAGGTATTGGGTACTGCCTTTACTGTGCTGGCCTCAATTTTCGGCGCTGTCAAACTTATGGGGAAGGGGTGATGTAAGGTGTATAGAAAAATACGGAAATATGCCAGCGATGTTCACATATATGAGTTTGACCCCAAAATAGAGCGTATTGATGCTGACTTTGGTGTACGCAGCAAGCTTGAACCACTCAGTAAAATAGGGCAGCCCAAACCCGATGAGGAAATTGCCTGCAAGATAAATGCAACGTTTTTCGGCGGCAATGCCGAGAATTATGGAACGCTGGTTGATGAAGGGAAGTATTATACAGCTCCCAGTCCGAATTATTTAGATGTTGTTTTTACGAAGGATTACAAACTCATAATAACTCATCTGAAAAACTTGCAGGAAGTCGCTTATTGGCAGGGTAATGGTTTTTGGGTGGTAGGCGGTTCCTTCTCCCTGGTCCTGGATGGCAAGATAAATATAACCAACACTGCAGCATTTCCACATTACAAGGAGCGGCATCCCAGGACAGCGATAGGGCAGAAGGCCGACGGGAATGTCGTGCTTGTGGTGGTGCAGGGCAGGACATCCGGAAACTCAGGTGTTAATGCAAATGAGCTGGCTGACATTATGTTGGAATTAGGTTGCATTAATGCAGTCAACCTGGATGGCGGCGGCAGCTCCGAAATGATTGTCGGGGATGAAATCGTCAATCAGCCCACTGATGGTAAGGAAAGGCCTATAGGTGTGGCACTGATAGTTTATAAAAAGAAGACCAGCTAATTAAAGTCAAGAGCTTTTTTTGAAAAATAAAAGAATTTTTCAAAAAACACATGAGCTAAAAAAGGCATGACAACAAGACCACCCAGG